TAATAAGTCCAAATTCTTAGTTTAAGACGGTCATATTTACACGCTGTGGATACGCAGCGTGCCTCGGACCGATATTTTATAATGTGGGATTGGGGTTTCAGATGAGTGATGCCAGTGCGGCAGCCATGGTGGAATAACCACCAGCAGCTTGACCGTACGGGCCAGGGAATGCTGAGGCGACACCAGCGATGGCACTCGACGAGGAAAGTATGCGCTTAACAAACTCCCAAAAACTAACGTTATCTTTGCAGGTAACGGCTATTGGTAGCTGCTTAAGCACTTCGCGATACTTGGCGAGGGCAATCGGGTCATATGCAGGGGAGGATCGGGTATATTCGATGAGGACCGAAGACGGGTTGACTTGGTACTCAACGCAAGCCCAAACACGCATAACTGCTGTCATATTGGGACTTCCAGCTGGTATGGAGATCTTGATGATGATGGCCTCAAGATCTGAGAGGCCTGGTACACTGGGTGCACCGACTAGTTGACCAAAGTCGGGTACACCAGTGGCAACTGGCATCTTCGACTGATTCTCAAGGATGTTCTTGAATTCAAAGTCGGGCTCGGCGTTACCGGATAGCATGTAAATGCCGTCCTTAAACGAACCAACGAACTGGCTATTAGTGTTAGCGTTCATCGATTGCAAGCCCGTGACTGAGTAGTCGAAGGATGCTGTGCCTGTACGCAGAAGCTGAGTGACTGGCGCTTTCCAGGCAGTGATCGAACCTGTCCAGGTCATCTCATTGACCGTCGGTGTGATTTCGACGGCCTGTGAGATGGTTCTGAACTTGGTGACCTGGTTCGCTTCTTGTCCCAGTGTTCCGAACAACGACGAGTAGTCGGCATAGTTATTGGCGTTCATCGCGGTGGTCGCGAGAAAGCCAGCACCGATAGCGGTGTTAACCTCCCAGTACGCTACACCGGGTGTGCCAGTGAGGAGGAGGTACGTATCAGTGCCGGCGCCGAACTGTAGACTCGACGTATATCGGTGTTTCTTGATGAGGGTCTGGCCGGTGAAGGTGTCGGGCACACCAGCAACGGACTCCATCGAGAAATCTGGGGGGGCGAAGGCACATCTGAGGAAGGCCTGGCCATCAGCTGAGCAGTTGAGCATGGGCATGCGCTTAGCACCACGTCGAAGACGTTTCGGTTTATTATTTCGTCGACGGGGTTTTCTACGTGTGGGAATACCAGCTATGGGGTTAACCTTGCGGTTGTTGATCTGCTTCGGGGGCATATTAGGGGAATTTCTATGATTATTACGGGTTATATAGGATTTGGGGGGAAATATTTATAACTTATACGTGCAGCGTGGGCATGACACACTGTGCTACTTCTTTGACTTCTCTAAGGCTGTGGGCGGTTTGGCGTCCTTAGGTCGAGTGACCTGCGGGCGCCTGTCCGTGGGGCGTTTACTCGCAATTCGATCTCTATCATGCGAGGGTTTGGCCACCTGGCCAGAGCCTTGTCCATTAGCGCGGGGGGGCTTCCCGCGGTTCCGTGCCGGCGCAGTCGTGCGCCGCGTCGTCGTCCCACGTGGTTTTGTCGTGGGTGCTACTGGCCCGCGCTGTTCGGCGGGCACTGTCGGTGTTGCTGTCGTGGTAGTGGTGGTTGGAGGTTTCACGAGATTATCTCCTAGTGCAGCTGTGATTTTAATATCACGCTTAGGCACTAGGAGCTGGATGTCTTTAATGGCATCTAAACTCGTTGCAGCGGCTAACTGGCCCAGAAAACGCTCATATTCACTGTTGTCTATACCCAACTGTGCTAGAACGTAGCCAACTGCAACCTCATCACCATCTCCTGGCGTGTCATAAGGATCATCATATTGCGCCCACCAACCGTAGTCACGGTCGTCCGTGCGGGTGGTGCTGGGTACGAAATCAATGATCCTCTTACAGAACTGTGAAATCACAGGTGTATGAGGATCAGTAATTAAATACCCATCGCATTTACGGCGGATACAAACTTGTTCCGGGACAACAGTAGGAGAAGCAGTTAAGTGAAACTTAGATATCTGACGCTTGACGTCACATATGCTTCTACTATTGGTCCAGGGATCAAGATAGACCCTGCCGAGGAACGGAATAGGTGATCCCGCCTCAATCTTCTCGACTTTTATGCTCAACCCGAACTTTTCCACAACGCGCGTTAGCGTGTCAGTAGGTAAGTCAAAATTGACCCCGTCATCACCGCCGTAGAGTCCGAGTGAGCGATAAGCTTCATCAGACTCCATGAATGATCGATAGGCGATGTACGAGACGAGTGCATTGTCGATGGTATTAAAAAGAGAGGTAGACATCGAGCCAGACAGACGACTATAGCCGTTGTCATACGAGATACCGGTACTGGTGTAACACTTGGCGTGTTGTTCATTACGCATTAACCCTAAGAGCTCATCATGGAATCGCGGATCATAAGCGGTCATCATAAATTGCTCTTCGAACTGACATAACGCTGCGCCGTGTGTGCCATCAAACTTTGAATAGTCTGTACACACAGCGAAGGTCTTTCCTAAGGCACGATGGTGAAGCGCATCGGAGAACACGCGAGGGTGTTTTCCGAAGGCATACCACGGGGCTTGCTTGCATATGTCCATTAATGGATATACGAAAGAGCCATAACGGAGCTTTGCTTCAGTAGGTACGGTCGAGATATTTCTCGGGTAATCTACCTTGGCATAACTTTCGGCCTTAATGAATGACTTGACTGTAAAATTACTGAGGAACGCAAAGGGCTTAGACCTTGCGGCCAAAGCCCTCTGTGTGGGGCGGGTTTGTCGATCTTCGACATCTGACTCAAGACATGGTGCGACAAAGTGCCTCCGTTTGTCAAGTATATGTCCGCTAAATTCGGTGATACACTTGTGATAAAACGGTGGCAACTTCGAGTCGCGATTCTTCACATCTTGGATACGGCCCTTGATACACGAGGCGTCATTATTTTCGGAGCGCTTTGGTGAGACTGCGAGTGGATAGATCTTGAAACCAAGATCACGTGTCGTCTGCTTGCCATCCTCGGTGACGAGGCGGCCAGCAGCCTGATACGCGAACTCATTTCCAATGTACTTAGTGCGAATGCGTGGGAGTACTGTTAACGCGCTGCGGTCTTTTCCATAGATTAACATGAAAAGGCTAGCAGCA